CAAATTCCATGCACCTGTTTTGGTCGGTAATTCACCTAACATTTGCAAAATGTAGTTCACTTCGTTAACAGACAATTCCAGTTTAATTGTTACATCTTCCATTTATATCCCCTTACGGTTGTTAAAAATTACTTAGCAATAGCTTCTTCAAAAGGTGTTAAATCATTAGAGCCATAATATTCTGCACCTTTAGCAATTTGAATTTCAAGGTGTTCTTTATTGCGCTTAACTGTATCAGCCCATTCTGCATCAGTCATATCAGCAGGTTTTCCTGCGTTGATAAGGTTTACAGAATCCATAGCTGCTTTATAGTCTTGTGCTACTTGTTGTTCGTGTGTCATTTCAATCATTTTTATGCTCCTAATTTAGCTTGTAATGCGGCGATTTGCGCTGCTTGGGTTGTTACTAAGGTGTTAAGTTCTTGGATTGCTTTAAGAAGGACTACAGTTAAGCGTTCATATTGGAAGCCTTCGACTTCGCCTTCTGCGCCATAAGATACCAATTCTTTAATGCCAGCTTGGTCAACTTCATCAGCAATAATACCGAAATGGTCTAAAGTTTGGTCATCGCCTTCAGATTTAGATTTGTAACGAACTGGTCTGAATTTATTGACATCAATAGATTCTAAATCACGAATATCTTGCTTGTATTTCAATGCTGAAGTAGAACGAACAAACTGACCGCTAGATGTAACGAACATATTGGCAGCACTAGCAGTTGTGCTTACATAGGCTTTAGGAACAAAAATGTCTTTGTTGTTATCTAGCCACAAATTAGGATTACCATCACCATCAGATAACACAATGTAGTTACTTGATGTACGGATGTCTAGGCTGTTTTGATTGCCTGAGTAAGCACCAACAATAGTATTTTTAGAACCACTTGTCATTAAGTTACCAGCAACAGAACCTAAAAATGAGTTATAAGTTCCTGTTGTAGCGTTTTGTCCAGCAAACGCACCTACATAAGTATTAACACCATTTCCAGCAGAACCTAAATTGTGTGTTTGACCAGCTTGATAGCCTAAGAAAGTATTGTATGTAGAAACAGAGGTAGTATAACCAGCCTGCATACCAAAGAAAGCGTTACTTGCACCAGTAGTATTAGCATACCCAGCTTGATAGCCTACTGCTGTGTTATTAGAAGCGGTGGTGTTTGACTTCAAAGAACCTGTTCCAACAGCCACATTATATGAACCTGTGGTGTTGCTATACATAGCTGGCAAAATTGAAGAACCAGCATCATATCCACCGATTGCTGTATTTGATTGACCTGTTGTATTTGCAGTAAGGACATTATCACCAACTGCTGTAATACCAGTTCCTGTTGTGTTTGCAGAAGCCGCTTCTCTGCCCAATCCTGTATTTCTTGCTCCTGTGTTTGTAGCTAATGCTCTATAACCAAAAGCTGAACTTCCATCTGCTGTGGTAGTGCTATATAGAGCTTGATAACCTACTGCTGTGTTATTAGATGCGGTGGTGTTTGCTTGAAGTGATTGGAAACCTAAAGCGGTATTGTTAGCGCCTGTTGTATTAGAATATAAAGCCGAGTTACCAAAAGCCGCATTATAGCCTCCTGTAGTATTTGCCAATAGCGCATTGCAACCAAAAGCATCTACCGCACCAGTTGTGGTGGCTCTTGCAGCTTGGTATCCAACCGCAGTATTTGCAATTCCAACGCAAACATCGCTATATAATGCTTGATAACCTAAAGCAGTTACAACTCCACTAGTATTGTGGGTATACCCAGCTTGATAACCTACTGCTGTGTTATTAGATGCGGTGGTGTTTGATGCAAGGGCTTGATAACCACCAGCAAAGTTATTGTTTCCAGAAGTATTTACCTGTAATGCTCCTTGACCAATAGCTGTGCTATTACTACCTGTGCTATTAGCTTGCATAGCATATTGACCAATAGCTGTTAGATAACTACCTGTGGTATTTGATTGTAATGCTGCCTGACCAAAAGATGAATTATTTGTTCCTGTAGTAGTTCCATAACCAGAAGCTGCACCAATAAAAGTGTTATAAGCACCTGTCGTATTACTATACCCAGCCTGATAGCCTACTGCTGTGTTATTAGATGCGGTGGTGTTTGCTTGAAGTGCTTGATTGCCAATAGCAATATTGTAAGAACCAGAAGTATTTTGATAAAGCGATTGCAAACCAAATGCAGAATTATAGCTACCGCTATTATTGTTACTTAAAGATTGGTAACCAAATGCTTGGTTTTGTTGCGCTGAAGTTGCTGATGGTAAAGCATATTGACCAAAAGCTGAATTATATCCACCAGTATTTGTAGCTGCTAAAGCACCATTACCTACAACAGTATTACTAGAAACACTACCACCACCCTTACCAACAGTAAGACCTGATATAGAAGCGTCATTAGCTAAAGTTAAGCTAGTGCCGTTAAAGGTCATATTGGCAGAACCAGCCAATGAACCGCTAGAGTTGTACTGAACTTGAGTATTGGAGCCACCAGCAATACCAGCACCGCCTTTACCAGCGATGATCTGCACAACACCGGCGTTGTCTTTATAGTACAACTTGCCGTCGGTGATGTTGATTGCCAACTCACCATTGACGAGGTTAGCGGCCAACGGCGCTGTAGCCGCTGTGGTGCTGTAGTATAACGAAATTGGTGTGTAGCCCGTAGCTGCCATATTTATTCCTTATTAAGGTATGCTAATACTTCTTTTGGTTTTACAAATCGGTCGTTTTTATGTTCAACAAACTCCCACCATAGGAATTGGTTTTCTACTAAAGTTGACCGATCTTTTAGTAGGTTAATATTTTCTGGGTGGCCAAAAATAAAAGGATCTGATACTGACCACAACACTATTCCACTTTTGCCTTCATCCCACGCAAGGTGTTGAAAAAAGCTGTCAACGCCAATCCATGTTTTGCACTCCCTAAGCAACTGTCTTAACTCGCTTATTGGCAAGTTTTTTCTAAAGTCTGGTACCAGTTGCTTTTCGCCTTCTATTCCTACTTGGATAATTGGCTTGTCAATCTGACTAATCAATTCTTCCCAGTAAGGATAGTTCTTTGGGTTCTGTTTACCATTGCGCAGTTTTTGTGCATACGGGGCTATGATAATCATGTGTATAGCTTCCTGTACGCGTCTTCTAAACTGCCTTTCCATTTCCACTGATCCATTTTGCCGTATATGTTATACGGGCCAATGTCACCAAATAACTTCTCTGCTTGCGCTATTGATCTGCCGGGAACCACTTCAGGGTAGCATGTAAAAACTTCAGGGCTACGTATTGCAGGCAAAACATGACTAAATACAATGTGATCGCCAAGACCGCAATTGAGTACCACAATGGTCTTATCACGATACTGCAAAACATTCCTAAAAATTTGTTCATCATAATCATACATCTCGCGTCTTGTTTCACTGCGAATCCCACCTTGTGGGTTCTTCATGTGCCATGTTACGGCATCTGGTACCGCTAAAATGCTGTAGCCTCTGCGGTGCAAGTTATAAGTAAATAGCGTCTCTTCTCTGTGCGCCACTCGGGACAAACCCAAATTATAATCTTGCACACCAGCGCGATACAAGAAGGTGCAATGTAAATGCTCAACTTCTCTTGCTGTTGCTATCTTGCCCCACTGCACGTTGGGCTCACTATCAATGTTATCAATCTTACCGGTAACATTTCCGGTGTTTGGCATATATGGCGGGGTTAACACCGAACCACCTACAGCACCTAAATTGGGCCAGATTTGTGTCCAATGATACAAATTCTCAAGCACGTTGGCTTCCGGTATTGCGTCATCATCACAACGCCAAACCCAATCGTAGCCCATCGTATTTGCGCGTTGGTGGATGTGGTGCTGACCTTTTTTATCAGCGTACTGCCACTCCCATGCAATACCTTTTGCATCTAACATTTGAAAAAAGTATTGGTAAATCATCTCACTGCGCATGTCTTGTGGCTTGTCATTATCATCAAACACAACCAGCTTATCTACTGGTTTGGTTTGGTTAATAATAGCGTTTAATACTAGTGGCAGTGTTGTAAAGTACCTCCCGCGTGTTGCCACGGAGCAGAGAACTTTACTCACTTGCAGTCCACCGACAAATCATCAAGTTGCAAGGATTTGACGCGTCAATCTTTTGTGGTACATCTGTAATCTCGCCGTGCTCGTTGATGTAATTAAACTCAAAGCCCGAAAAGTGACGTTCGTTCAATCCATGCAGCTTATGATGTGGCCCCCAAAATCCGGGTGGCTCATTCATTGGCACAGTAATCAACAAACGCTTACAGTGCTTTTTAAGATTCTCAACAATCTCCATGCCGGTGTCAAGGTGCTCAATTACTTCAAACGCCACAATGGTGTCATACTGTTCTAGCTCGTAGGTGTTGATGTCACACCATTCAAACTTAGCGTTGTACCCCCAGTCTTGTTCTTTAGCAACTTCAACAATGATTGGGTCGTAGTCTACGCCGGTATACTCAATGTCTTTTGGAAAAAATTGAATACCATAACCATTTGAACAACCAATTTCTAAAATTTTTTTACCGAGCAGATTTTTTGCTGCCCAGTTGTATCTTGTTACTTCGCGTGGGTATACCGTATCGCCTTTTAGAAATACTGCGCGTTCCCAAAAGTTTGATAAGCGCCAGCGGTACCATTCTGTGTTGTACTTTTTAGCTAACCTTAATGAGTTAATTAAAAAGATGTTGTCCCAACCTTGTACTAAATTGGCGTCGTGCATGGTGCCTTCGCCTTTGTGGTAGATTGGAAAGCCGCCTGTATATTGCGTTCCATCCCACAACTTTTCAAACACTTCTAATACTTTAAAGCCAGCTTTTTCAGCTTCAATGCAAAATTCAGTATCTTCTCCGCCGCCTACGCCGTACTCTTCGTTTAGTAATCCGATTGTATCGAATACTCTGCGGTGAATCATAACACAAAAGAACACTGCAAAATCACGACCCGCTGGTTCAGAATTTCCTTTAATAATGCAAGAGATTCCACAGTTTGGATCAACAAATGGCCTGTCTAAAATGTCAAGCCACTGGTTTTGATTTTGTTCCAACAAAACAGTGTCGTTATTTAACAAAACAATTTTGTTGCATGTTGCAACCTTAATGGCTGCGTTATTTGCTCCTGAGTACCCAAGTGCTTTGTCTGACCAAACCACTTTTAAATTGGGCACTGCTGTTGCCAAATAATCTAAGTATGCTTTTGTGTTATCTACACAACCGTTTGCGGATATAATTAATTCAATGTCTTCTAAGTTGGTATACTTAACAATTGAATCCACACACGGCTTTAAATACTTTTCACAATGATTGTAAGTTGGTATTACAATGCTATATTTCATATTGTCCTCAAAGTTCATACGAACTTATATTATATTACTAAAATGTTCCGCCTGTCACCCCGCCGGTAAAGGCGTTAGTTACGGAATTGTATGTTAAGCCAGTGTTTACATAAGGGGCTTGGCTGCCTGTTGTTCCAGAAACAAAAGTAACGTATCCGGGGTTTAGGGTACTGGTGGTGGTTACGGATATGGCTGTTGGAGTCACACCACTGTAACCAGAGATGCCGCTGTAGCCGGAGATACCGCTATAGCCAGAAATACCACTGTATCCACTGTAGCCAGAGATACCGCTGTAACCAGAGATACCGCTAAAACCGCTGTAACCAGAGATACCACTGTAGCCAGAAATACCGCTGTAGCCAGAAATACCGCTGTAGCCAGAGATACCAGAATATCCGCTGTAACCAGAAATACCAGAATATCCGCTGTAACCAGAGATACCGCTGTAACCAGAGATACCGCTGTAACCAGAGATACCGCTGTAACCAGAGATACCGCTGTAACCAGAGATACCGCTGTAACCAGAGATACCGCTGTAACCAGAGATACCGCTGTAACCGCTGTAGCCAGAGATACCAGAATATCCGCTGTAGCCAGATATGCCGCTGTAACCAGAGATACCAAAATATCCGCTATAACCAGAAATGCCGCTGTAGCCTGATTTTCCGCTGTATCCGCTAAAACCACTAAAACCAGAGAAACCGCTTATGCCGTTTGCAATGGCAAAAATGATTGGTAAATTGTTTGCAAATCCGGTTGTGCCTGTACCCGAAGAGCTTACCAATGAAGCGGGGATTGTATAGTATCCACCAGCGTTTGTTGGGGTTCCAGTGATAATCCAAGTTTGTTGGTTAGCACTGTTGCTTTGATCTTGAATAACAACTTCTTCAGTCGTTGCAAGCAAAGCCAAAAATACGCTAATGTCAACACCATTTGCTGCCGTTGTGCTGACGTTTAATTGTGTTGCACTTGTTTGTGTGGCGTTGTTCCACAACAAATAATCTATTCCGGGGTTACCGCTGGTAGCAGAAGTATTTGCTTTATAAAAATAATAACTGCTTGATATACCGCTTGCGCCGCTGTAACCTGATATTCCGGAACCGCTGTAACCAGAGATACCGCTGTAACCAGAGATACCGCTGTAACCAGAGATACCGCTGTAGCCAGAATAGCCACTAAAACTAGAATAACCAGATGTGCCAGAATACCCGCTATAGCCGCTATAGCCGCTTATTCCAGATCCAGAGTACCCAGATATGCCTGAGAAGCCAGAAAGGCCTGAAACGCCGCTATAGCCCGAAATACCGCTATATCCACTGTAGCCAGAGATACCGCTGTATCCTGAATAGCCAGAAATCCCTGACCAACCGCTGTATCCGCTGTAGCCTGACACGCCAGAACCACTATAGCCAGAGATGCCTGAAAAACCAGAAAGACCAGACACACCACTATAGCCAGATGTTCCGCTATACCCGCTGTAACCTGATATACCAGAGATACCAGAGTAGCCAGAGATGCCAGACCAGCCACTATAACCGCTATAACCAGATACACCAGAACCTGAGTAGCCAGAGATACCAGAAAATCCAGAAAGACCCGATACGCCACTAAAACCTGATATGCCGCTATATCCAGAATATCCACTAATACCTGAATAACCAAACGCGCCACTGATACCAGAGTATCCAGAAAAACCACTGGTTCCTGATTTACCGCTGTATCCAGAAGTACCAGAAAAACCACTGTAGCCAGATACACCGCTAAAACCCGATGTACCTACGCCGCTATAACCAGAGTATCCACTATAACCAGACCAGCCAGAAATAGGGCCAATAACTTGTTGTGTGCCATCGCTGTAATAAATTACTAAATCGCCATTCGATGGAACGTAAACAATTGTAGTGATCAGTTTGCCGGGCGACGCAGCATTGGCAATCTGTGATACAGACGCCTGCTTTGTTACTCCGTTTTGTACCAGCGGTACCTGTTCGTTACCAGTTAAGGTGATCGCAACAGGCAGCTGCGTTATCGACTGATCTGCCATTTGTTTTTATTAAGTATAAGTAAATGCGCCGTGCGCTGTTGCAGTTCCAAACGGAGAAATCACAGTTAAGTCTACTAAGCCCGCAACAGCATGCGCTGGAGTCGTGGCTGTAATTTGCGTAGAGTTGACAACATTAAATGTGCAAATTACACCGCCTAGTTTTACAGTATTTACGCTAGTAAAGTTTTCACCATTAATGGTTACTGGTGTTCCACCTGCTTTTGGTCCAGTGTTTGGCGTTATTGTGCCAACATACGGAAACAAGGTCATTGGTGAATACGGGAAACTTAATGTATTCAAGTCGCCTTGTGTGTTTCCACTGTATGGTGATACTCCATCAATAAACATGGAGTTTTCATCTTGGAAACCACCTTGGGTTAATATCTGATTACCACCAATTGGTCCCGTAGCTACTGAAACGTCTGGTCTTGGATGACGTAATGCAATATTCTCTGTTTGTAATGCTGGTAAACGCCATGGATCAAAATCATCCCGATCTTCTGCACACACGCGCATGCCCGGGAAATTTGGATCAGGCATTAAGTCTACGTAGGGAAACTTTCTGCTGCAGCGATCGCATATTCCAATCGCTACAACAGAGTTTCGGCTAGTATCTAAGTAGACAGGCATTTAATTGCCTTAAGCGGTTTGACCGTCGTTTTTGATCAGTTTGCCAGTTACAATAATACCCACAGCATACGTGCCTGTACTTGTTTTTAACTGCCACTGAATATCAGTTTTTTGACCGTATGCAAACGGATCTTGTGAACGTGTTGCGGTATAAATAGAAGTAAAAGGCTGTTGTAAAATAGATGACTGAACACCTGTCACGTTATTGTTTGTAACAACGTTATAAACAAGATAGTTGCCGCTGGTGTAACTATTAGACGTGTTGGCTTCTACATAATCTAAATAGAATGTGTATCCATTTGGAACAGTGTAGATAGTGCTCTGTGATTTACCGATCCCAGTGTTAATCTGGGCTAAAGTATTTGCGCCTTGTTTAACACTAATTGCACCTTGGTTGGTGTTGTAACCACTTCCCGGTTTTGTTAAAAACAAGCTGTTAACACGCAAATAGCTGTTAGTTGTTACTGTGTTGCCGCTTGCAATTGTAACGGTTTCAGATAATGGGTTAAAGTTTGCATCTAAGCCATTAATTAAAACAGTAGCACCAATGTCGCTAGCAGATCCGCTTGCTACGTTTGCCGTTGCAGCTGATGCTGGAAAGGTATACGTAGTTGCGTTTTCCCAAATAGGAATAGACGTTGTTGTTACGTTTGCTTGATAACCAAAAATACTAACGGTTGTGTGGCCAGCAATTTGACCGCGAGCAACTTGCAAGTCAAACGGCTCGTAAGCCCCGACCTTAGTTACCGATTCAAAAGATGAAGGATTTTGTTGTAAGTTTGTTACTAAATTCGATGCCATAATAATTTCCTTTTAAAGTTAATGCGGGGGCATACCGCCCCCGAGGCAATTATTATGAGTTGGTGTAACCTTGACCAACGTTGATGATCGAGCCAGTGTAGTTACGTGCTGTATATTGGGCTTGGAATATGCCAGAAATACCGCCAGCGGTCAACGCAGTAACGTTAGCTGCAGCAAAAGACAAAGTTGCATCTAAAGTACCGACGTTAGAGATAACGTTAGCAACGGCTGCAGTTTGAGTAAAGCTGATTCCGATAACGCCACCAGTTGTGCTTGGGGTAATTGTACCGATTGCAGTAACGGTATTAGCACCACCAGTTGGGGAAGGCTGTGTCAAAGATACAGTAATTACACCGCCAGCTAAGTTAGCTGCGGAAGTAGTTTGGTAAAGAGAAACGTTTTCGATAATTGAACCGGCTGGTAACACGAATGGGGTTACGCTAGTTTGGCCAATATCGGCAGTGGTAAATGTTACAGCGCCAGAGTTTGCGGCTGTGATTGGGTTAGTAATGTAGCTTTCTTGAGTACATACTGCAGCACCAGAGTTATCAGGGGCGATTACACCATTGTTTGTTGGGTTGTTGTACTTGTAAATACGTACTGGTTGATTAAATGTTACTGACATTTTGATTGTTTCCTATCAAGAGTTTATAGCCCCACTCAGTCGCTTGATCGTCTACTGGGAAGGAGCAGTAGTCTGTTGGGGGCAAATCTTCCTATACTTACTAATGCAAACTATCAGGCAAAAACGCCCTAAAAAGCAAAAAAGCCACCTTTTGGGTGGCTTTTCTGTTATTGCAAGTGGTTTGGATTACAAACCAGCAGTTCCGAAGATATTTCTTGCATCATGCCAACCTAAAGCATAACGCTCGGTTGCTTTGTAACGCATGGAATCAGTTTCAAAGTCGCCTTCCATAGATTTCTCCATTGGACGACGCATAACGAGCATGAGACCATTTTCAGCATCGGTCTGGATCCACCAAGCCTTGGAAGAGCTCAAACGGGTTACAACGTGTGTACCCTTTGGAAGCATACCAGT